CTCCTGTCGATGCCGATACAACACCGTTAGAACCACCACCACCGCCAGAACCATTTGTTGCAGCGCCAGCGACACCGTTTATTGAAGCTTGACCCCCACCACCACCACCACCACCAGCAGTAACACTGCTAAATACAGACGATGTACCTGTAGCCCCCGCCGTACCAGAAGCGACTAGTCCCCCAGATCCACCCCCACCAATAGTGACTGTGTAGGAGTTACCGGGGGTGACAGGTAGGGTACCCGAGACGACGCCGCCGCCACCGCCACCACCACCTGCGGCACCTGTCGCTGTTAAGGGGGCACCGCCTCCACCCCCACCACCTACAACCAAATAATCAACACTGGTCACGCCTTGAGGGCATGTCCACTTGGTCGTTCCGATAGCGGTGAATTTGACGTAGGGCATCAGTTCAACTCTTTATCCGGGGTTTCAGCGTCCACAACGCTATGTTCCCCGCACCAGTCCTTTTCGGCATCGACGACTGGGTACAAGGCTTGGAGAGTGATCTGGCCTGGCCCGACCTGTTGGTTTACAAGCTGGGCTGGGTACCGGCGGCAAAACGTTCGGTCGCCAGTAGCGTCCATGAAATAGCAAGTTCCACAAATCATCGGCATGGTTGTGGACCTTACGCTGCGGACTGGCCGATCGCGGCCAACTGGGTGTTGAGATCCGCGAGCTGGGCCTGGAAAACAGTGAGGAGAGTTTTCAGCACTGTGGCTGAGCCAGCCGCGTCTAGCGGGGTTATGAAAAGCGACGCCTCGCCGCCGGTTGTTGGGTTGATNCCATAGGCCTTGGACACCAGAAAGTTATTGACGGCCGCGTTCGAGAGGCCATCGATGATCGAAGTCGTGGTGGTGATCTGGGCGGCGATGATGCCCGCAGCGGTTGCGTCAGAAAGGGAGAGGGACATAAGGAGTTCCTTTGGTTAACCAGTGCCCACGATCCGCACGCACTTCAGCGTGAGGGTGAGCTTGTTGGCGAGGTTGTTGTTGTTGACGTTGTATGCGAGGACGTCGTTTTGGTAGATGAGGCAACCTACCCCGGACTGTTGGGTGTCTTGTACCCACGTGTTGATCTCGGTGGATTGAGCCGCGGACTGGGCGGTCAGGGTCGGCAGCTGTGACCCACAAAGCGAGTTGGCCACCGTCGGCGGGCCAGAGTCGAGGTAGGTCGTCAGCGGGATACGCCAGATATCGACGGTGGCTGTGCAGGCCTTGTCTGCAAGCAGGACCCAGCTTTTCACCACCACCCATTCCGGGATGGTGAGGACCCCTTTGAAGCCGGGGGCGACTGTCACGCCTCCCCCGGACATAACAAACTCGATNTCGGTCGGCGCGTCGGTGTATCGCCAGCCAAGAGTCGGCCCGAGGTAGGTCGACACGTTNTGTGGNANACGNCCGCCCATATCGAGGTCGAGGGCCATGGGTTATTTCCGTGCGATGGTTTGAGCNGCCGCCGGGGCTTTGGTAGCGACCAAGGCCGAGAGGATGTCTTGGTTCTGTTTCATCATCCCCGTCATCGCGGTGAGGAGTTCGGTCATGCCCTCGGCCGCTGGGGTGGAGGCAGCACGGACTTCATTCAACTGCTCGGTGAGGTCCTTCATCATCTCGTCGGCGTAGGTGCCGTTCATTTTCTCGGCTGAGTACTTCCACTTATGGGCCGAGGCGGCAGAGATTTTCTTCGCCGCGTCATCCATCGGCACCATGTCCGGGGTGACATCGCCCTCGAACACGTAGTCCTTCGGCTCATGGTCGCCCTGCGCGACGATGATCTCGCCGGTGTCCGGCTTACCGAAGCCGTCCTTGGAATAGACNTAGTTCCAATCGCCGGGGTCCTCGGGNTTCAGCAGGCGCGGCACCGGGAACTGAGTACGCTTCGGCCGACCAGTGGTCCGATCNACCTCNGAGTATTCCCACACGGTATCGTTTGTGTTGATGTAGTGTGCGGCAGCGAGTCTCCAACGAGCCATGTGGCCCTCCTTAGAATTGTGAATAAGAAATAAACCCCGGCGCAACTGCTGTGCCGACTGTAATACAAAGATCGTTCCCAGCGACGAGCGCGAACAGCGCGCCATAACCGGAGCCTTGGTACCAGCTCTCTTGGGCGCCGAAGGTTGAAGGGCCGTAGATAACCGCGGTGCTTGTGCCGCAGTTGGTGCCGGTGCCTTGGCTTAGAGTGACTACTGAAGTGCTGGCTGGGTGAAGAGCGACCGCGGTAAGATAGATCCGCTGGCTGGAAACCCCAGAGATAATCTTGGTAATACCTGCGACAGTGCCGACGACGTTAACCGAGGCAGTGGTCGCCGGTACAAAGACCGATTGCTGTGCTTGGGCTGGCGCGAGGCCCAAGAATGCGGAGAGTAGCGCCAGCCCAAGAAGGTTTTTCATAACAATCCCTTATAGGAACCGATACCAAGTATTGGCGGTGGTCGAGTACTGCCAACCAACGCCCTGTGCGATTGTGCCGCCCGAGGTACAGGCTGTGGGGTTGGTACCCACCAGCGCGACCGAGGCCGGAAGCGTCGCGGTGATCGTCAGGGTGGTAACCGAACCACCNGGGCAGTTGATGATAACCTGCTGGCCGGTGTACGGAGCCGTGGGCAGGTTCACGTTCCAGGTAGTGATCGCGCCGGTAGCGAGGACGAAACCAGAGGTGGCAGGGACTTGCGTGGTTACGGTTACACCCGTAGCCACTAAGGTTTGACTACCACCAGCCCAGAGGACATAGGTTGGGATGGCAACCTGCGCGCCACCGCCGGGAAGGGCTCCGAGAACGATCTCGTTACCTGTCAGGTTGAACGTAGCAGGGACCTGAGCCACCGCTACGCCAGCGGCAAGGAGGGTAAGGACCCCTCCCGCCGCCAGCCATTTACGGATGTGGTTCATAGTTAGTTCGNCACGTTGATGCCGGCCTGGTAGCCGCCGAGGATCGAGTTGTCAGTGCCCTGATACATCTGGTCCATACGATCGAGGACGATGTAGGAGGAAACCGTGCCCGCGGTCATCGTGGCCGTGCCGACGGTGTAGAGGAGTCGGACGAACCGCGGAACAGCGATGCCATCCGGCGGCCGGGGGAAGTCGATGTTCATCAACTGCGACCCAGCGTTAAGAGTGGCCAGGGCGTAGGTGGGCGAGGTCCACCAAGTTGAGTACGAACCCGGAGCGCCCGAGCCGTTGTCAGAGGCGCCTTGCAGGGCGACCGCCAGCGTGCCCGCACCACCCGAGGTGAAGGCAGTGCCAACCTGGACGACCATCTTGAGCGACGGATCGTCACCGATGCCCATGTCACGGGCACCGCCACCATTGGCTGACGACGGAATGCCAGAGGCAATGCCGAAGTCGATTACGTTAGTCGAGGCCTGCGTGCCCGCCGNNATNGCGAGGGACACAACATTGTCGAACTGGAGGAATGCATCAAGGATCATGTTAGACCACCGTCGCTTCGTTGTTAAGGATCGCGTCGCAGGTGCGAACCGGGATACCGCGGAACGTGGTCACAACCTTGCCGTTGAACTCTTCCAGCCGGAGCAAGACGTTGGTCTTGTTCATGGCCTGAAGGTCGAGGTAGGTGCGAATCACACGGTTGCAGTAGATGACAGTCCGGCCCATGTCAGCNCGGACNTCNGGGGTGTCNGAGGTCTGGATGGCAGTGGCCGAAGCAGGGGCCGTCGGGAGACGGTAGAGACCGCGGACGATCAGGTTGATCAGGTTCGCAGCGCTGACGCCGGTCAGCTGAGTCACGTCGATGTTGGCGATGCGTACGCAGTAGCGCCAATCGCGGCCGACCAAACCGATCTCCCACTTGAAGTGATCGCGGTAGGCCTGGTAGGTGTTGCCGCTAGAGTCCTGCACCGGCCACTCGCCCATGTCACGATGCTGGAGGCCAGTGATCTTGCCCTTGGGGAAGGTCGCGTGCCAAGTGTCCGAGCCCCAGGTAACAACCCAGAGCGAGGTGTTGGTCGAACCCGTGCCGCCCGCGTTGAGAACGTTGTTGGCAGTCTGGGAGTTGGACGTGTTCAACGTCGAGTAGCGAGGGGCAAAGCCNGTGAACCGTTCCGGGTTGATGAACTGGTTGCCGTAGATCAGGGTCGAGGCAACCTGCTGCGACATGCCTTCGAGGAACGCGCGGACTTCGGAGAGCCGGAACTCAGCGGTGTTGCCATTGAGATCGGCGATGTCCTTGTCGATCACCGCGTAGGTTTCGAGGTTGCCGCAGGTGTCGACGATCTGAGCGGTGGTGGACTTCGCGTTCGGGACGCCTTGGTTGAGGAGGCGCCACGTGGCCTGCGGAAGGCCGGTGCGGACCGTCGTCTTATGGCCCGTGGGTAGGTTGCCTTCGACGACCATCATGTCATCGAGGATCTCGTTGGTCTGGGAAAGCAGTTCGATGATCATCGCCACGCGATAATTATCGTCCATGCGCTTTGCCCAATCCGCGTAGGTAAGTGCGGTAGAGCCGATGGTGGCCATTTAGGTCACTCCAGTGTGAGTAGGGAAAGGTGAGGGGTTAAGCACATCTGCGAGGTCCTATCTGAGCGTTAGCTGTTCGGCCCACTCTGGGGCTAAGACTGCGCGGAAGAAGGGAGGCCAGGATACATTGCCTGCGCCGGTGAAGGTCTAGCAGTGGCTCCCGGTGCGGTCTGGCCAGTGGGAGCAGGCGCGGCGCCACGAACAAGGGTGCCTTCCGAGAGAAGCTTGCCGAGGTTGTTAAGGCCCCGAATCAACGCCGGGTTATCGCCGGCTCCGGTAAGGTCCATGGCTTCTTTGAAAGAGGCCACGGCCTTCGCATCGCCTACGGCCTCGATTGCCTTAGCGATGTTGACCCGAACTTCCGGCTTGAGGTTGTCGATTCCATTGCCGAGAGCGGCGTCCTTTACAACGTCGTTACGCCAGGAGGTCCGCATCTCTTGAAGCAGAGCGGCCGGCCCTTCAAGCGCGCTTTGTACAGCCTTTGAGTGGAAGTCGAACAGTTTCTGGGCCTGTGCGTTATCGAGCCCGAGTTCTTTGAAGACCGGCGTGACTTCGGCGATTAGCTTCTCATCAAGGGTCGTGCCTTCGGCAGGCTTCAGCTCGTACTTCTCCGGGACAACGCCCTTCTCGGCAGCAGGTTTGTCGCCTTCCTTCGCGGCCTCGGCAGGCTTTGTAGGTTCAGGCGTCGCCGGGGCCGGGCTCGCTTGGACGTCCTTCAGAGTCCCATCCGGCGCCCTCGCCTCGGTCGAGTTCCCTGCTGGGGCTTCTGCTGGTGCTCCCGCTATTGCTACGTCGCTCATTGTGCTCTTTCATTGCTTGGATGAATTGATCAGGGCAGTGTTCGATTATGTCGTTGAGAAGTACCAGGCCTTGGTTACGCTGGCCCTCGTTGAAGGCCATTTGCAGTGGGTCAGGCGAGAAGGTAGTACGAAAGATACCGCAGTCGGCCAGTTTGTCCCAGACATATCGGCGCCGGGGTACAGTGGCCATGGACTCAACAACGACCTCGGACCGTTGGGCTTCCGCTGTGGCTGCGGCCTTTTCAGCGGCCCGGATATGCTTGCGGTCTGAGGCGTTGAAGTCAGTCATGAAGGCTCCAACCCTGCTGCCTCGAGATAGGCGGCAGACGCCGCTATCATAAACTCAATGGATGGGCCATTAAGATCGGCGATATCCTTATCTACAGTACAAACAGCGTATTTCAGTCCTTCCCTCACAAATACAACATAGCCAAGGTAAGGATTGTTGCGCTCATCGTACAGAAGGACTGGCCCTTCCCGCAAGGATTTGACAATGATTGAACGAAGCTTTTTCTTGGTCATTGTAGCATTCCTTGCAGCGCGTTCTGCCCGCCGCCAACGTCAGTTTCAGACAGAGTCTTAGCACCCTTCGACAACTGCTCGGCCATTGAGG